GCAGTCCCCCCTAACCCCCTCCCATTGGGGAACGTAGTTCCCCCTACCCCCCCTCCCATGGGGGAACGTAGTTCCCCCTAACCCCTCCAGGGGGATACATCCCCCTAACCCCCTCCCCCTCATTAATACAGTAAAAATAAATAGATTCAATTTAGGTGGAACAATTAGGTTCTACCTAAAGTATGTAATAAATAATATTTTACCCCCCTAGAGGGGGTTAGGGGGAACTACGTTCCCCCTGATGGAAAGGTTTTCTAGTTTCTACTGATTCAGCTGCTTCTCGTTCATCGTAATTAATTGTATTAGCACCAACCAAATTACCGTCTTCATCCATGGTTTGAGTCAATTTGTTTCCACTCTCTTTTGCTTTACGTACATTTTCTTCAATTGCTTTACGTTTAGCATCGTACAAACGCTTATCAAACTCTTCCTTGGCTTTCTTTTCATTCTTGAGTTTTTCATGGTGAAGCTGATTCAATTCCTCTTCTAAAAACTCAATACGACCAGTTTTGTAAGCGTCCGGATCTAAAGGTGTCCATACGAAGTTTCTTCCTACAAAAATATCATGGTTTGGATCACGATCACGAAGTTCTTTAGCATACTTTTCGGCTTCTTCTGCTGATGGAAAGTTACCGCGGTTAATAAATCCACGTACAGAAGTTTGAAATTTATTATCGCGATTGTACTCTTCTGCAAGACGCTCTTCGTTTTTATCCATAAAATGGGCATAATCTGCTACTACATCTTCACGCTTCAAAACGTTCTCTTCTTCCTTACAAAATGTCACTAAATCATTCAAAATACTCTCAGAATTAATTGAATATTTGTACGATAAAAACTGTACAAAATCGGAAAACATAGAAACAGATTTACTGTACTGCCATTGCTTTACAAATTTTTCGAACATGAAATTGTCTCTGTTCTTGATAATCTTTTCTGGAGAAACAAATGAATAACATCCGTACATTTGACTAGGTATTGCGGGGTCTTCGTTTAGCAAATCCACATAACGAGAGTTTAGCTTTCCATCATTGGTCATTTTTTTCTCAAAAGATCGTGCCATTGTATAACAATTGAATATACTTTAGGAAAAGAATTGAATTTAAGTTCTTTTTTTTCTTGTAAATTATTTTTTATATTGTATATTATATAACGATAAAATGCCAGGTGTTGACTTTAGCGAATATTTAAAACGCGCAATTAAGTACCTTGTTGAAGGTATCATGGTAGCTTTAGCTGCATTTGCTATCCCAAAGAGAAAGCTTGACGTAGAAGAAATTACCATAATTGCTCTATCTGCCGCTGCCACATTCGCCATTTTGGATGTATTTGTTCCATCCATGGCAAGTAGTGCAAGAGGAGGTGCTGGATTCGGTATAGGTGCTAACCTTGTACAGTTTCCTCGTATAGGATAAACACCATACACATTAATTTAGTGTGACATATTTTTATAATAGTAAAAATGTGTCATTAATTTTATTTCCAATAAACGGGAAGAATATCTATATTCATGAGTTTCGATTTTGCATCTACTTTAGGGGTTTCGAATTGTTGAAATACTGGTAAAGCCAATTGACTCTGTGGGGTTTTATCATGCACTAATCGCGCAATCATCTTGTACAGTTTAAAATTCGGGTATCGTTCATCGCCATTACGTTTGTATAGTATATTCATCTTATTGTCATCCAAACACCAAAAATGAACTAGTTTTTGAACTTCGTTCATATCTTTAGGTAGGTCTTCATCTGGATCAATGAAAAAATTGTACATGGAACAACCTAATCTAGATAAATCGAAACTAGGGTTGGGTTCTAGTCTTGGTTTTTTCGAATTTAAGTACGGTTCTGTATTATATTGTCCATTTGCATCACCATATGGCGCAAAACTATCACTACAGAAAATATGGGAATCGAATTTGTAAATACTGCGACCAAAGTCTATTATTTTGTATATTCTTCCATAAGTAGGCACTTTGTACTGTTTTCTCTCGAATTCATAAAATAAAAACTTTTCTTTGGTTTTCTTGAAGACAATGTTATTAGTATGTAGATCATTATGAGTAAATGAAAACATTTTTTGGTAAGTGATTAACGTAAAAATAACTTGTGTTAATGCTGCAATGATTTCGTTGTCCGTTAATAGTTCCTTTTCCAACAGCTCATCCAAAGTACCATCGCATCTTTCTAAAGCAATCATTTGTACAGGAAAATTGTAAATATACAATGGTAAGTTTTCATTGTCACTCTCACTGCTACTGCAACTTTCCATCGAGTCATCATCATCTGAATTAGACTCTGTTGATTCTACATCCATTTCATCTTCATCTTCATCTTCATCTTCGTTATCACTATTGTTTGATGTTGCATCGTCTTCATCAGTAGAGTAGTTTATTGAACTAGAATCCGAATCCGAATCCGAATTGTCGTCATCGCTACTATCGTTATTACCTGACTGACTACTACTACTACTACTACCATTACTATTTTCAGAAATCGATTTCTTCTTTTTTGCTGTTTTTTCATAAACAATATCCATTGTACAATCAAAATCATCGATATTTGTCTCCAATGTACTACTACTAATAGTAGAAGGAGCAGTAGATTCAAAAACTTCATCGACTTCAATAATGCAATTATTTGCACTGATATTCAATCTGGGTCTGCGTGACTGAGTATTTTTATTTTCAATTGCACCATCTTGTAGTGCATGATTACATGATTCATCTACTTCATACAATATTTTATTATTTCCTAGGAAAAAGTCAGATTCTTGTAAATACTCAATATCATCATAGGCATTAAAATGAAATCTTTTTTGAATACCTAGAAAAGAACCGTAAAAAATGATACCATGTTGTATTTTATGTTTTTGTAATACTTGGCTCGACAAGAAGTTAAAAAATGTATCAATATAACAAGTGTTATTTGGACTGAGTATTTTTTTCATACAAGAATCTTCAGTAGAATTGTATTGAGGGAGATTCAACCATTTGTCTTTTGGTTCTGAAGAATACTTTCCAATTAAATAATGTATTGGGTCAATAAGTGGAGCAGATTTAATGAACATAGTACAAGATGAATGTTTGGTATTTTTTTGCAAAGGATCTTTAGACACATGGTTATGATCTACAATATAATCATTTTGTTTAAAGCTGTAGTCGTTGTAATTGGTATCGTCTAAATCTTGGAAAAAAATATTATAAATGGGATTATACGATTGGATGGAGAGAACTTCTCCTACACGTTCTGCTTTTTCTAAATTAGGTACGAATGATTTGGTGGATTCAATCTCGAATTTTTTCATTGTTTTTGGTACAGATATTGTCATTATGGAATCTCTAAATAGTTTTTTTTAAGTGGTTAAACGAACGTTCTAAATGTCTTTTTTATTTAGCATACTTAAATATAACTATTTTTACTAAATTAAATAAGAATCAAATATTTTTTCTAATTGAATCATGACATTGCAATTAAAAAAATTTGACATGCGTAACATTACATTCAAGCCGGATGAAAACAAAGGACCGGTTGTAGTGTTAATAGGACGACGTGATACCGGAAAATCGTTTTTAGTCCGTGATTTACTCTATTTTCATCAAGATATACCAATAGGTACAGTGATATCCGGTACAGAAGCCGGTAATGGTTTTTACAGTAGCCATGTTCCTAAATTATTCATTCACGATGAATATAGTTCGGCATTAATTGAGAATATATTACGGAGACAAAAGGCTGTACTAAAACAAATCAAAAAAGAAATACAAGATTTTAGACGATCATCAATTGATCCACGAACATTTGTGATATTAGATGATTGTCTGTACGATAATACTTGGTCGAGAGATAAACTAATGCGCTTACTATTCATGAATGGAAGACATTGGAAGGTTATGTTAATTATTACTATGCAATATCCTTTAGGTATTCCTCCTACATTAAGAACCAATATTGATTACGTATTTATTTTACGAGAACCATATTTATCAAATCGTAAAAGAATATGGGAGAATTTCGCCAGTATGTTTCCTACTTTAGAATCATTTTGTTCGGTTATGGATCAAACCACTGAGAATTACGAATGCTTAGTGGTTAATAATAATTCTAAATCGAATCAATTACAAGACCAAATCTTTTGGTACAAGGCAGAAAGTCGTCCTGATTTCAAATTGGGATCAAAAGAATTCTGGGAAATTTCAAAAAACATGGGTTCAGACGATGAAGATGAAGCATATGATCCAAATAAAGGGAAAAAGAAAAAAGCAGGTAGCCAAATCACTGTAAAGAAAAATAAATGGTAATACGACTTTCTCTCACCGTCTATTTGGCGCGCTTCGCGCGCCCTAAACAATATTATTTATAAATTATAGTTTATAGTTTATAAATAAGTATCCTTTTTCAACGACATAGTATTTTACTTTTTTTCTTCGGCTTTGGGTTCTTCTTTCTTGGACTCACCTTCCTTTTTGGCGTCATCACCTTCCTTTTTAGCGTCATCGCCTTCTTTTTTATCTTCAACTTTTACTTCCTCTTTTTTTCTGCTTAGTAAGGACAATAAAGAAGAAAAGCTAATACAAGAAAGTGCCTTTACCAATTTAGCCAACCTCGAATTGACCTGTTTGGCTTTTGCTTTCAAATCAATCATCTCTACTGATAAACCAATAAAGATATCTAATGATGTCATAACTGCTCCTCTTTGTTCTTCCGATAAATCTGCACTGTCTTTCAATCTGTACAATACCAATAGTTCAACCACCGATTTCAATAAATCACCAATTTCCTTACTGGTAAAACGAAGACGAAGACCATCGTACAAAATGAATAATTCTTGCATCAAACTCATGATTACAGGTAAATCCTTTGCATCGACTTTCTTGTCTTGTACAATAATCTTGAAATAGGCTTCGACATTTTCCCAACGTTTCGCGTCCTCCTTTTTCGACACTCGTTTTAGCAATCCCATCACTCGTGGAGAAATAGAAAGTTCGGAGAAATCTTTGGTATTGACTACGTCTTGAATAATTTCGACTAAGTCCATATCTTTACGATCTTTTTTAACAACAACCTCTTCCTTTTTTGTTTCATTGGTTTCGTCTTTTTTCACTTCTTCTGGTTTGGTGGTGGTTTCTGATGACATATTTGCTTTTTTTATAAAATACAATTAGATTTTATTTTAAATTGTATTTTGTATTTTACAATGTTTTGTTGATTTCAATTTTAAAAATCCGGGATTCCAGTAAAGACTTGGGTTTGTTCGGGTTTCATTACATTGGTATTTGTAATAACCGAGAGAAAATCATCAAACTTATTTTGGTACTGTATATATGCTAAAGCTGATACAAATGTAGAAATAAACACCATCACTAAATCACGTACTACATCTCTCAATGGTTTCAAATGTTTATCTAAATATTTCATTTCTAAAAATTTCAACACACCGAAAATAACTACCACTACTACTGATAAAAACAACGCCTTTTCCATGTTTTCTATTGTACAATCAAACTATACATAAGGACTTTATTATGGAACACCTTAATTAAACGCAATTATGAGCATTTTTATAGTTCTTCAATATCGTCTAAAACAATATTTGTATCTTCTTCCAATGGTTTATCTAAATTAAATACATCGTTCAATTTTACATCTTCATTCATGTGAATCTTTATAGATGGACTATCTAAACTTCCATCATCATCATCATCGTCATCATCCATATTTCTCTCATTACTACGCATCTCATTGATTTCTTCTAAACGTTCTATTGTTTTTGGTGCATCAAGACTCGTACCATCGGATACATCATCCGTATCATTAAATGTCAATCGAGTGATTGGTGTCTCATTGGACAAATCTTCCACACCAATAGATGGCGCAATCTCCTCTATTGGTAGCTCTTTTGTAGCACTATTCTCTTCTGATTCGTCCTTTTTACTTTGATCATCTTCTTTTTTGTCATTCTCTCCTACAGCTGGATCTTCTTCTTTAATTGGCTCTATTATCACTTCTTCCTCTTCTTCAACTGCTTCATCCATATAAGCACGAATAATAGATTCAGTTGGAATACTCTCTCGAATTGCACACAATACACATTCTTGTACCATGACCTCAAAATCACGATTGTTTCGTTGTAGATTCAAATCGGAAACACCTCTTTCAAATAAATACACATTCGAATAACACTTCCTCGCAACCATAATATAAACACGATGTAAAAAACTGTCTAATTTAGGTACAGATATGTCGATCTTTTTTTGTTTATTTCCTACGCGAATGCAAGTCAAGATTTTCAATTGAATTACATGAACACATGTAATCAAATCCTCCAAATAAGTACATCCACTCTTTTCGATAATTCGTTTTCTTTCTTCTTCAATCAACGTAGAATTCCATTTAGGAATACGAGACAATAAATTCTGGAAAGTCATTAAATATTTGGATTTTTCATTACTGGAAACACACATATTCCATGCTTCTTGGTGTATAGATTTTATTCCTTCCATTACCATAGGCGACAGTACAGATACTAACCGACTACACCACTCATTACGAGATTCATGTAAATTCGATATAACGAAATCGTCCATATATGATCTATTTATGAAATAATACATGATATACCTCTTTAAGTGATTTTCTTTACAGTAAATTAAAAAAATGATTCAATGGAGAGAAATATATTCAATGATCCAATTGTATAAAACTGTACAAACTGTTAAATATGTACAAAAATAATAATTTCTCGCAACGGAATTCACTTTTGACTTTCATATATTCAAGACCAATGCTGGATTTGACAATGTCGTCCCAATAAGCCTGATCTTGTATCCATTTAATAAAATCATGTACGCTATATCCTTGTTCATATAAACTCTCTCCAACATGCATCATACTATTTTGTATTGTATCCTTATTACTGTTTTTTTGTACAGTCTTTTTCTTTTTCATATACCATTTTTTTGGCATATGTGTAGAAATAATAGTACTAATATTGTCTTGTTTTTGTTTTTCGGTCGTTTTTAGATCATATCGTCTTTGAAATTCTTGTTGATTGAGAGATACTGGATTACCATTTTCATCAAAAAATGGTGGAACGTAGATTTCACAAAACCGAGATAATATAGGTACTAATAATTTACTTTTATTATGAATCACAATGAAAAAACGCGTATTATTGCTGTACTGTTCTATACAACGACGCATAGCAGATTGTGCATCTACTGTTAATTGTTCTGCATTCAACATAACAATGGATTTGAAATTGACCCCTTGTGTATTGGTCTTTGCGAAAAACTTCAATTCATCGCGAATAAATTTAATCCCTTTACCATGCGCACAATTGACAAACATCACATTGGAATGCAGTTTATGCTCATCTTCATATACCAGCTTCAAAAATTTCATTAATATATATTTTTTTCCAGAAGCTGGTGGTCCGTGAAAAATAATATGAGGTATCCGTTTATGATGATGAAACTCGGTTAATTTCTTTTCAATATCATAATGAGATATATTAGTAGATACTACCATGGAGAGAAAAATATAACTAAAATTGAAAAAAAGTATTTAACTAATTATAGTAAATAAAGAGTTATCTTCTATAACGAATTTGTAATATATATACGCATTTTAATTAACGAACATTTTATACTGGATTATGAAGACATTTACGTTTGAATTAATGAGTGGTTACGATATTGAATTCGTTATTGGACAAAACGCACGCGAAAATACGCAAATTGTACAAGACTCGTCGTCGGAAGATATATGGTTCCATGCAGGCGATGGAATCAGTTCCTGTCATGTAATTGCTCAAATTCCAGATGACGACTCCATTCAAATGACAAAACGCGATCGATTAATGATTGTAAAAAAAGGCGCTGTATTATGCAAAGAAAATACCAATAAATTAAAATCTCAGCATCATGTACCATTTATTTATACTACTGTTAAAAATATTAGTACTACTAAAACCATGGGCGAAGTTAAAACCAAATGTTCCGTTAAAACTATTTCTATTTAAACCATTAATTAAGACACACTTTTTTGTATGACTAGCTGTTTTGTAAAACGGAATTTTTCATGATACATTGTTCTACGTCTTACATTGCATGATAAACACGCGATTTCTACATTTGTACAATTATGACCTACTTGATTATCAATTCTCTCTAAAGTCCATTGTTTAGGATCCCGAACTTGTAAATATAAAAGTTTTACTTTTTCTTGACAATAAAAACAAATCATTTTACATTGAATTAATTTTTGAACAACATCTTTGAATACAATAAATTCTAAATCATTGTATTTACTTTTTTCTAAATCTTGACATCGATATCCTTCAATCTTTCTTCGAATCTCTCTAAATAATATCAAAAGTTTAGGCGGTTTTTCCATAGAATCGTTTTGTACAGAATATTCTAACAATTTCAATAGATTATACTGATTCTCGTCTGTTAAATCGGTATGAGTAATCTGCTTTGTCCATGATGATGATTGTGTAATGACCCTGTCTTTTTTTGGTTCATTTATTGGCTCTTGTTTGGTCTTAGTATTTCGCCGTGATCTTTTTTTATTTGTAGAAGTATTGGCTAAAATCGATTCGATATTGATAACTTTAATGGAATCATTGTCTCCAAAAGTACTATATATGTCAGTATTTGTACAGATTATGGTTGGATGATGGTCATCTTTTTTTACAACTATATGTTCGTCCATAAATATGAAAAAAATCGTACTACTTAAATGACAAGGAAGAAAGCAGATAATAATAATTTGTGAAAAGATAATAAAATGATAATTTGAATTTAAGTATAATAAAAAGCAATGTCTCAAAATTTAGAGACGCCAAATGATATAATAAATATAGATCAATGGTTGGAAGAAGAGAAAACGTTTAATAAAACGGAACCATGGAGTAAATTGAATAAAACGTCTAAAATACAAAAGTTACATTCTTTTGCGGAAAAATATGGAAATCGTAATAAATTGTCAGCAAAGGAAGTGAAAGAATTGAAACATTATTTTTCTCAAGTATTGAGTACTCGGCTAAATAAAACCAAAGATGTTATTTATGACAAAGAGCAACAGGAAATTACGGACGTACCTGGACTATCTCGCGCTCCAAGTGCGAAATTATTTACTATTCGGGTTGATACATCAAAACGCCAATCTACATTAAAATCATTGACACCTAAGCGAAATACAGAACGTAATCGATCAAAACACACATCGATACTAGCACCTAGTAAATCCAGTACAACTGATACTAGTACTGATACTCATACAAATATAGTGGAAACCCAAAATGACTAAAATTGAAATAAATAAAGGAATTAAAATTAATATAAATACAATACAATATACTACACTAGTAGAAATGGAGTATATTGATATTATTTCAGGATTGATTTCAGATGATAATGATACTACTATTTTAAAACCCGAATTTTTATTAGAATCAGTAACAACCGATGAATGGGAAATTATAGAGCAAGAATGCAAAGATACCATAGAAGAATACATTGAAGAAAATGCGCTAAAGATGTCACAAAAGGATTTCGTTGAAATAGCTGCATCTGAAATACATGATTATATGTTTTCAATTGGAGTGGATCAAGATTGGTGCGATGAAGCCATGAGTGACGAATTATTTGAGTGGTTGTATGATAGTATTGTACAGGTACTTCGAGAATTGCAAATCCCCCCGCGCGAAGCGCGGGAATACAAAACAATAACAGTAGAAGAACACGATATTACCAAGACATTGAAATGGATCGACCATTTTCCTGTACAAAAACAACGCAGTGTTGAGTGGTATGCTGTACGAAGAAATCTATTTAGTGCTAGTAATTTATGGAAATTATTCGGTACCCCGGGCATTTATAATAGTTTGATCTACGAAAAATGCAAAGACGTGGATAAACTCGATGGTTTAAACAGTAGTAGTTATGGTGGTGATTTATTGAGCCCTGGTAGTCGCAATTGGGGTATCAAATATGAGCCGGTCAGTGTTCTGATTTACGAAGACATGTACAAAACAAAAGTGAAAACGGATTACGGTTGTATTCCACATGAAACATTACCCATCGGTGCATCCCCAGACGGTATTAATATACTACCAAAACATGCTAAATATGGTCATATGGTAGAAGTCAAAAACATTTATAATCGCGAAATGGATGGAATACCATCTGTGGAATACTGGACACAAATGCAAATACAAATGGCGACCTGTCGTTTGGAATATTGCGATTTCATCGAAACCCGAATAAAGGAATATGAAAATAGTGTTCAATATTACGAAGACCATGAACATGAATACAAGGGTATAATTATGTTTTTCGTTCCTAAAGATGGATATGACGGTACGTCACAATTTGTATATGTACCATTGGATGTAGGACTAGATAAGGATTTAGTGGATGAATGGTTCAATGAAAAACAAACATCAATGAGTGAATACTTTTTATATCAAATCTCGTATTGGTATTTAGATCAGTTTTGTTGTACTGAGATTGAGAGAAACGATTGGTGGTTTCAAGCTACGTTACCAAAAATAAAAGAAAGTTGGGAAACTGTATTGTACGAAAGAAAACATGGTAGCGAACACCGAGCACCTCAAAAAAAGACACCTTCTACTACAAAAGCATCCACGAATCCCAATAATATTGATCTTACTGATATCATGTGGAAGATCCCTTCTAAAAGCGGTTCTAGTAGTAAGGATGGTGATGGTGATAAAAATATAAAAGTCATCAAGTTAGAATAAAGAAGTAGTAGAGATATTTAGGAAACATTATTTGTAAGCATTTGCAAATACAAATAATGTATAAAATTGAAATTAAAAAAAATGCTTATAGATATTTTATATTGTACAAATAATGAATAAAAGTATGAATAATCAATCGCCATTGCGTTATCCGGGAGGAAAAACCCGGGCTTGTAAAATATTAGATACAATATTGAGAGAGAATTTTAATGTAGAAGAGTTTGATACAATTGTGTCACCTTTCTTTGGTGGGGGATCATTTGAATTTTATTTACAAAATAAATACAATTATTCGATCCTAGCTAATGATAAATTTACTCCCCTATATCATTTTTGGAAAACATGTAAATATAATAATGAAAAATTATGTGAAGAATTATCTAAAAAATTAGATCAAATATCTTCTAAAGAAGAATTTAAAATAATTCGCAATAAAATTATGGTTGAAGAAAATGAAACTCTACAGAGTATTATGTATTTTATCATTAATCGATGCTCATTCAGTGGAGCAACTTTATCTGGTGGATTTTCATTTGAAGCATCTAAAAAACGATTTACTTCTTCATCGATAAAAAAAATTGGTAATTTGGATCTAACCCGTTTTACTATTTATAATCTTGATTTTATAGATTTTATTGAAACAATATCAACACGTGCTACCAGTAGCACAGATAGTAATCGGAATATTCTATTTTTAGATCCACCTTATTACCTAGAAAAAGGTTCTAAGCTCTATGGTAATAATGGAGATATGCATGAAACATTCGGTCATATGTTACTGTACAAATGTTTAACCAAAGAAAAAAACTGGATTATGACTTACAATAATTGTGATTATATCAAAGAATTGTATAAAAATTATAAAATCATAGAAACCAGTTGGAGTTATGGAATGAACCGAACAAAAGAGTCATCAGAAATCGTCATTATTGGATAATAGTTGTTCGTAAATTAAACACAATGGAAGGGTACATTTGTTGTCGAGAGAATAAGTAGAAGGAAGTAAGGATTTCATTCGTTTAGGTTGAGCTGCTACTGTCACTGATAAACTACAGAACCCTTTTTTATTTTTTGTAGAATGAATTTTTGTACGAATACGAAGTTGTTGTTCAATATTAAAATATGGTACATTAAAATTACATATATCTTCGCCCAAATGATACAATCCATAACGATCACTAATCTGTATATATTTACAACCTTTTGATTTATACAAAGTAGCAATCGTGTCTGATGGAATATCGAAATATTTATCATCCCATTCATCTGTTTCTTTTTTGATATTTATCCATTCTGCATGCGTAATCGAACGTTCCATAAAAGGTGGTACCTGTCCATCGTATAAATTTTTTGTATTTATTAGATTTTCAAATATGGTCTTACATGCATCTGGTATTTTACAGTTATTTGAGCCTTCCCACTTATTAGTATTAATATTGTACTTAATGCTACATTGCATCCAATCTGGTGTATTGCATTTTTTTATTTCAATACCAATATCTTTTGTAGCTTTATAATCACATTCAATATCATTTTTACTAGATGAACCTGCTAGTTCTTCTTTTCTTTGAGTGTTGAATGACTTTCCATTTATCGTGCAATATTTCACGATTTGATATATTGTATTTTCATATGCATTACCACTGATTGAACATTGAGACCCTTTAGGATTTTTTGTTTTTTGTTCCTTTTTTTCACTTTTTACAATAGTAGAAATAATATCAGTTAAACATTTTCTTATACCTGGTGTGTATTTGTTTTTAGTATTATGATATATCATTATTGTATTCGTTATATAGACAATTGTATATTATATTTTCGTACAGAATATACAAACAGTTAATTTATTCTAAAATTAATCAATTTTCAATAAAGTTTTGGTTGACAATCAATAACACATCCATGTGATAATATGTTAAATGAATAGGGGCATCTTTTTTGGAGTAATTTCAAATCGTTACTGATATCTGACCCTTTAAAATGTCCCACTTTAATTTTTCAAGGGTTTAAAGTAGTTTTTGTACTGGATCTTGAATACGATCAATATCGACGACAAAGGTATTTTCACAACGAGCCTCGATTAATTTAAACAAAGTATAGCTAAATGTAGATCCATCCAATGTTTTATCAATGGGATTATAGACGAAATTACCAAAATAAGTTCCGTTACATTGCATACCACATAATAAATCAATAATCGCATTCATCTCTCTACCAATATTTTCATTTGGTCGTACATATATTTTATATCCTCTGTTTTCCAATTCCTGTAGTACAGGATTATCTTCTACAAATCCAGTCAATATAAGGATAGGTTCGTCCTTATTCATGTTGTTTTCAACGGTTGTATAAAGATGCGATTTATAAGCATCGGAAAACTCCTTTATAGATAAATTATTTATAGCAGACCAATGTTTTATTGCATCTTCTTCATTACGTAGATGAATAACATGCAACTTTGACGATGAATCACTAGAATGGTTCTCTCGGATTTTCTGTATAAATTGATTTGCCTTTTCATAAAAGATCGGTTGAAACACCAGCGACTTTAGGAAAAAGTCAAATAAATTAGACAAAGTATAGGAATCTTTGCGATTTATCCGCTGTAACCAAGGTTCTTCCGCAGACATTTCCGTACGATGAGGCTTTCCATCATAATTACTATGTTTGATTTCCAAATTTTCACGATAGAACAATTTTTCTTCAGAAAATACTCTATGTAATGTGATATCATTTAATGTATATTCTACATAAATTTGCTTACGTGTATTAGGACATGGGTCCATTCCGGTATAATCATTCAAATAAGTCCCTTTAGGAATACATAAATGATTGTCTTGGAAAAAATGTGTTTTTACTGCATCAGTTATATCAGCTGTACCAATATGTCTCAAACCAAATAGAACACGAGTGATCTTCAAATTTATATGATTTTTATACAACAAGCTTATTTTATATGGCTCTAATATTTCGTTACATTGTTTCAGATTCAGTACATCACAAGAAGGAATTGGTGAATCGGCGAAAATATCCGATATAAAATCGTCTAAAATGACTACTTTGTTACCTACTTGTGTTGCCGCAAGTGTAAGTGTATTCATAATGCAAAATAATTGGTTACATAATCCTGTACCATAAAATCCGACTTTACAAAATAAAACATTATCCTCTATACCATGGTCAATATCTTGCTTATAATGTTCAATCGGAAATGTTTGCTGGTACATATGCTCTAATGTATGAATGTTAAAACACATGGGTCTGTTTTGTAATAACCAAAACTCTGGGTCGTACTTGTTCTTCAATTGGTGTATAGGTAATTTAGCAATATAACTCGCTTTTGCCCACCAAAAATTGCCTGAATAATGCTGTCTATTTCCGTCTTCAGTAGGACGATAGTTAGACCCGATTGTATCATAAATATGCAACATTCGAATGCATTTTTCATACTGATCAACCAATCCGTACATCATATACCGTATCCACGATTGAATACCAGGTAGAAATACATGATCATGGGGATAGGTGACTCCTTTTGTATGCATATACAATACTTTGTACTGTGGATTATACTTACAAAATGCATACATTAATTTAATTGTAACATTTTCAAATTCAGATGTTTTATCCGAATAATTAATTACTTTAGCAGGATAATAATCCCGTTCGAAATGCTCCGTATTTAATGGAATTCCAGTATTAACAATACAAAAATGATCCATTCTTTCCAATAATTTATGTTCTCGCATATGATCTAACAGATTGAGTAAAAATTGATCTTTCCATAAATCTAATGTTGTACTATGAATAAAACAAGCTAGTTTGGGGGAGTCTTCTGTTAATAGACTCATTTATAGTAGATATAAAAACAATATATTTATAATAAATTATTCTATTTAATACTTTTTGAGAGAAAATGATCTGTAATTAATATCCATGAATAGACGAAATAATAATGATAACAATATTAATACCAACGATCATAACACATATGAAAAAAAACATTTATTGTACTATTTATTCCATATATTAGTACTACTTACTATGAGTAGTACAAAAAATGAATTTAAGTCGATTCCTCATTTTTAAGGATACCAAGCAAAAAGTATATAAACATTATGTACTTTTTTATTCCATACATTTATAGACCTTCTTATTTGTAGTTTTTTATTGGTACATGGAACATTCTGCAAATACTTCGTCAATAACAACGCAAAAAACAGACTCTGCATTGTCTTCGTCACTAAATGAAGAAGATATGTACGTAATGAAAAGAAATGGTCGTCGCGAAATCGTATCATTTGATAAAATTTTAAAACGAATAAAAAAAGTAGGATTAGAAGCAAATGTCAAAATCAATTACACATCTTTAGCCATGAAAGTGATTGATCAACTGTACGATGGTATTTCTACAACGAAAATAGACGAATTGACAGCTGAACAGTGCGCATCATTGGGTTCTACTCATCTGGATTACAATGTATTAGCCGGTCGTATTACTGTATCGAATCACCATAGAAATACAAAGGGGTCTTTTTATCAAGTGATGAAAGAGTTATATCACTACAAAGATCAACATAATCGTCACTATCCTTTGGTTTCTAAAACCTTATACGATAGTGTTCTACATTTTGGTAAAGAAAAAGTGGATAGTTTATGTGATTATAATCGCGATTACTTGATAGACTATTTTGGATTGAAAACATTAGAACGTGCTTATTTGATGCGTGTTAATCGTAAAATAGTAGAAAGACCACAACATATGTGGTTACGTGTTTCTATGGGTATTCATGACCGAGATTGGGATCGTGTGGTGGAAACCTATCATTATATGTCTCAAAAATACTTTACACATGCAACTCCTACTTTGTTTAATGCGGGAACACCCAACCCACAATTGAGTTCGTGTTATTTAATGGCTATGGAAGACGACTCAATTGACGGTATTTTTAATACATTGAAAGATTGTGCGCTTATATCAAAATGGGCGGGTGGTATTGGTTTGCATATACATAATGTTCGTGCATCCGGATCTCAAATACGCGGTACAAACAT